TTATTTCCCGGCGTGGGACGCGCTCACTTGCAGCGCCGGCGGACGGACAATATAACGCGCCAGCGACTCATGGGTGACGAACGTACAACCGCAGTGAATATTCTGGCACTGATGGTAGCGCTCTTTGGTTTCAGAACTGAGGTAGCGACTGGAGCGCGCGTGCGCCGCTTGTTGGCATACCGGGCAATGCATCATGGTGGTTTCTCCCTCGTGTATATGCCAGCTATATTATCTCTTTAACTCGCAAATGCAAGTTAAAGAATGCATTTGACACTACTCTTCCACTTCATATTCAACACCATCAACTCGCACCTCCAGCTCCAGTTGGCTAATAAAACCATTACTATTAATGCCATGTGTCACTTTTTTAATCACCCAGGGTGTGTTGTTGATCGCATCTTTAAAGCCCGAAACATACACAGGGCTTTCTGCGGAGATATCGGTGCGCCCCTGAGCGAGAGTGAGCGTAAATTTTGCCGCATTACGCTGGATCTCTTGCCACTGCGCTTCTGCAGCCCGCATGGCTTCATCTTTAGACGCGTACGTCGTCGGCAGGGTAAAGACATTATCTTTTGAGCCAGCGGTGTAATCCGTCGCTTCTCGTTTTGCATCGCTGGTTGTCGCGGCTTTGCGCGTCAGTTTTATCTGCTTCGTCTGCGCTTTTGGCGCTTTGGTATCTTGCCAGTGGGCAATAACACCGCTGTAAGCTGCGCGATCGGCAAGGGTAAACTCGTGTGAATCGCCATCGCTGCGGGTGATCGTTACGGAAGGAACAATCTTGCCGCCCCGAACGCACATGCCTGGAACAAGGAAAATCAGCGTACCTGATTTCACGGCGATTTCGGCACCGTTGCGAGTTGCCAGCCGGGTAAGAAAGCCGATGTCGGACTCATTAGACTGGTCGATATGGGCGATTTTTATATTTGCCAGCGCTGGCGCGACACTGGCGCTCAGTGAATTACGCCAGGCGATATCTTTGACTACTTCGCCAAGCGTTGTGTCATGCCATGACCACTCTTTTGGGCTATTCATATTGCCGCGAAAATCGACGCTGCGGCCGGTAACAATCACCTGATCCGGCGTCCCCTTGTGCGTCACCTGATCGATGGTAAACGTACCCATATTGGTGAGCAGTTCTCCCTGCCGACCAATGGCGACGCTGACTTCATTACCGCGCTGCGGCATCTGGATTTTCCCGTCGGCATCATCCAGCGTTAGCGTTAGTGTATCGGCCTCAAACCCGCGATTATCGGTGACAGTTAACGCTATCAGGCGAGGCGCGATATCATAGGTAATGTCTTTTACTTCCTGTTTCTGCGCTTGCTGCGGATCGTGCTGTTTCTGCTTTAGCTTCAGCGTAAACAGGGGGACACTCGTTCGCCCCAAATCCTGGGTGAGTACGTCAATCATCACAGGTTCCCCAGCATATTCGTCGCGCTCCTGAGCAGGTGTTCACCCTGCTCCTGAAGGTCGCCCGCCAGGGCGACCAGCGATTCATCAACACGCGTGAGTTTCAGGGTGAAGTTGATTTTGCGCGGTGAACCGTCGCTGTAAAACTCAGAACCTTTTTCGATGACGCTGCTTATGACATACATGCCATAAATCATTCCAGTTCCGTCAATAAGCGGCCACGAACGACCTTGATCGGCCATCAGCCGGACCGCCGCGAGCGACAGCACACCGCCAGTCAGTTCCGGGTAGAGTGCGCCAGTGATATCAATGGTTTCTTCCCCAGGACCGAGATACTGGAACGCCGCGCGCTTACCCACGCGCGCGTTGTTCTTCCAGTTAAACGCTGAGGTACGATCCATATTCTGGAACGGCAGCGTCTGCCGCATGAAAACAAAAAGCCCCAATGCCAGCATCATAATGCGAACTCTCCTTACGGGTTGAATTGGGATAAGGCGTTGTTGCGCCGGTTGTCGGCATCCTGGCGGAACAGATCCTGCAAATAACGTTCGTTGTTGCTGCCCGGTGTGACATCGCCCTGTAGCGTGACGTTATATTCCGTACGGCTTTGGTCGAGGTAAGAACTCCCTGTAGACGGGCGCGCCATTTGATAGGCGTTGTACCCCGGTTGTGAACTGGTGGGCTGGATATAGCTGGATACGCCTCCTGTGGCGGGTTGCTCGATCGACGGTTTAAGCGCCAGTGCGGGTTTTTTATCGATAATGCCCAGCGTCTCCAGCAACCCCATGGCGCTCTCGCTGAGTGAACGGAAGAGGTTCAGTGGCCAGGTGAACGCATTAACAAGTGCTTTACCGACAGTCTGCCCGACATCGCCGAATTGTGTGAGCGTCTCCTCGCTGGCCTTGATTGGCGTCAGCAGCTCGCTGAAAGTGTCTTTCACCGTTTGCAGTGCACTGCCAATGGCATCGAAAACCGGCTGTAATGGCGCAAACATTTCTGCAATAGGGGCAAATGCCGCGACGATCCCCTCAATCACGCCGCTAAAAAAGGCGCTGATGGGCTCCCGGTATTTATAAATCAGCGCGGCTCCAGCGGCGATGGCGGCCACCACGGCAACAATTGGCCATGTGAGTCCGCCGATAACTGCCATGATCCCGCCACAAACGGTGGTAAACACGCTGCCAAAAGTCGTGGCAATGGTGATAAGTGTACTGATCCCTGTAAAGACCGGCGCAATCACGCTTGCGACAGTGCCGATTGCCCCGGCGATGCCGACGATCACCGTCGCAATCAGGCCAAAGCTTTGCACCAGCCCCTGGTTGTTTTGTACCCACTGCTGAAGCTGCCCGAGATAACCGGTCGCGGTCTGCACCAGCATGCGCAGCGACGACTCCTGGGTGGCGAAAATATCCACGCTCAGGGATTGATAAGCCGCCTGTAGCGCTTCTAAATCCGTGCCAAGATTGCCGGCATTATTCTGCATCGCAGCCGCCGGAGCAGGAGCGCTGGTACTATTGTTTCGGGCGGCGACAGCCGGTGCGAGGCTCCCCGCTCTCTGCTGCTGGCTTGCGGCTGCGGTGCCCGGCGCTGCGGTACGAGTTTGCAGTGAAGCGACAGCGCTGCCCGGTGTTGCAGGTGGCACGGCTGAATGCGTTTGCAGTGACGCTTCATATCCCGGCTGCAGCAATTTTTTACCAAGATTAATGCCGGTGGTCGCTATCGACATCCCGGTCTTGCCGACGGCGGATACTTTCCCCGCCACGCCCAAAATCGACTGTTGGCTCTCCTTGATTTTCACCAGCCGCTGCTGGCGGTTCTCCTGCTTTAACGCTTGCTGTTGGCTCGACAGCTGCTCGGTAGCGCTGCTGATGTTCTGCTGCAGGCGTTGTTTCGCTGTTGCAGGCGCACGGGTACTGATCCCCGCTTGTTGCAATGTTTGCCGCTGGTTTTTCACCGACTGGCGTAAACTGTCGTGCTGCTGTTTCAGCGCGCTCACGTTGGCACGTGCCTTATCCAGCGCAGTTATCTGCGCTTCACTGGGTTTATCGATTTTTTTCAGTTCGAAAGCCAGCGCCTGCGTGCTCGCTTTGGCGATCTTTAGCTGCTGGCTAACGCCGTTAAGTGCGCTTTGTGTGCGGGTAAATCCGTCAATCTGCGCAGCCTGGCTATACAGGCCACGCAGGTTTTTCTCCGTCTCTTTGATGCCGTCAGCCAGCGATACATTTGCCGTCTGCAGGGATTGAAAGGGCCGCTTCGCCTGATCAACAGCAGCGAGCAGGGCCTCGATATTAACGCTGTTACTCATACATGTTTCCGCTTCGCTGCAGCGCTTTTTCGCGCCAGGTGATGAGTTCGCTCAGACTCAGGGGGTAGAGCTCTGATGGCGGCCAGTGGAAGATCACCGCGATATCCGCCATCAGATCGTCAACCGACAGCCTGGCCGGAAAATTTACTGTCCCGAAGCTGGTGACAAAAAACCGACCACCTTGCCCGCCAGCGCAACCATATCGGCCAGATCCAGCGCGCCCACTTCCTGCTCGGTAAGCGAAGGCGAGGTAATACGCGGCAGCACTTTAATCAGCGCGTCTACTTCGGCATTTGCCACCGCCGCCAGACTCAGACCGCGCAGCGTACCGGCGTTGGGTTTCATCAGCGTAAGCGAGTCGATAAGCTGCTCGCCGCGTTTAATCGGGGTTTGCAGGGTAATGACGTTATCAGTTTCGTGGCTCATACAAATCCTCGTTGCTTTTGCGGGGGAAAACCCGGCCAGCCAGGCTGACCGGGTGGGCATTACAGGCCGATATTGCGGCGGTGCTGTTCGAGACGATCGACGCCGTTCACTTTTTCAACCATGTTGACGGTATCGATTTCCACCAGATCCTTGCCATCCATGGACAGCTTGAAGTAGGTGCAAACCACGGAGATTTTGGATTCCGTATCTTCACCCGGCTTGTTTTCGCCAGTGTCGATCTCTTTCTGGCGGCCACGCATAACCACTTCAACCGCCACCGTTTCACCGGTGTCATCGCGTTGGTAAGAGCCCGCGAAGCGGATCGGCACCGCGTCGGCACTGGTTGCGCCATACAGTTCCCAGATGGCTTCATCCGGGAAGCCGCCCAGCGACCACTCCATTGACATCGCCTCTTCATCGAGACCCATATCAATCGGTGCGACGCCATTCATGCCTGCACCGCGGTAGTTTTCCAGCTTGCGGGTCAGTTTCGGCAGCGTGATAGATTTGGCGACACCCTGGTAGCTGTAGCCATTGAGGAACACGTTCATGTATTTCAGTTTTCGCGGCATTGCCATTTATCAGGCTCCTTAATTGCTGTTAACCGAGGAAACCAGGTTCGCCAGGTACTTATCGGTGATGCGCTGGCGTAAGGTCAGGTTTTCCAGTGGCGGGACCGGCGTATAGTCATAATCGATATACAGTTTCCCGGCTTTCAGGGTTTCGGCGTCGTTCGCGGACTCGTCGAACCAGCAGGTCGCATCCACGATGTAACCGTTGCTTTTCAGCTCGCGGAATTTCGCGTTAATGCCATCGATGATGTCGCGGATAAGTGTTGCGGTAATCGGTTTGTCCACCGCCCACATATGCGCGTCTGCCATGGTGTCGGCAATGACCTGCGCGGTGCGGGTGTAGTTTTCAAACAGGAACAGCGGATCATCCGAGCAGGTACGGTTGCCCCAGAAACGGAAGCCGTCTTTACGAATCAGCGTAGTGACGCCTGCCTGGTTCAGCAGATCTGCATCGGTGCCGGATTCCTGCAAATCCCAGAACACCGGTGTGCTGATGCCGGTCACGCCGTTAACGCCGACGTTAGACAGGGTTTTGTGCCAGCCAACAGACTGGTCGATATAAGCGCGCAGGCCGAGTGCGCGCGCAGTGGCATATGCCGTGGTACTGGCGTTAGCGACGGTATCCCAGGCGAGGAAGTCCGGCCAAATCACCATCAGCTCGCGCTGGCTGAAATTCTCGCGGTACTTAATCGCTTCCGAAATGGTTTTGCAGCCCCATGCGCTGACGTAACCGAAAGCACGCAGCTTCTGGCAGATGGGGGCCAGCGCGGTTGCGACTTCCTGGGTGTCGTAACCCGGCACGCCAAGAATACGCGGTTTCACGCCGGTCACCGCTTCAGCGGTCAGCAGCGCTTTCAGGCCGGTGTATTTCCCGTTTGCATCGGTAGTGCCGATGATGTTGGAAATCGTCTGCGCCTGGGCATCGTCGCCGCTACCTTCCGCGACACGTACCACAACGATCACCGGTTTCGCCTGATCGGCAATCGCCTGTAAGGACGATGCCAACGTACCTTTGGTGCCCGCTTTGGCAATGGCGCTTTGCACGTTAGTGATAAGCACCGGTTCATTCAGTGGAAAGGTTGCCGCATCGGCGTCGCTGGCCGTACAAACCATGCCGACGATGGCGGTTGAGACAGTGGAAATGACGCGTGTGCCGTCGTTAATTTCAACGACCTGAACGCCATGATGGTAGTCACTCATCCGTTTAACTCCGTGGTGTTGGGGTGAGAGCTATTTTCCCGAACGCAGCGCTAACGCGCTATTTGTCGGGGTTGGCGTGGGGATGAAACAACACGGTAGACAAAAAAAACGGGCCGGGGCCCGTTGGATGTTGTTTGTTATTGCGGTTTTTCCGGCCAGTGAAAATTCGTTATTGAGGCTTGAGGTGGGGATATCCTGAATATCCTATTCACGACCGAATATTTTCTTGCATGTATACACCCCGATAACAATCACCCCGTAACTGCCTGGATAAAATGCATCAAAGCGGTGAAGGGCGTTGTAACCTCCACTGCGTCTGATCTCAACTGACCTGAGCGCCTGGCAGGACAGGCCAGTTAATGTCCGGTGCGGTTGACACGTCCAACGCGTTCACCGCGTCGATGTAATCCAGCACAGTGTTCAGTTTCGTCGTTTCTGTTTCTGTCAGCGTTCTGCCAGCCTGTAGCTTTAGCTGGATGACGCTGATGGACTGCATTGCTGTATCAACGAGTTTCTGCCTGTTCAGCTCAGCCGCCGCGACAAATTGCTCGAGAGTTGGTGGCGGTACGTCATCCCAGACAGGCATCCCCTCATTATCTGCTATGCGCCTTTTCCCTTCAGGAGGGAGGCCGGTATAAGTTAAAAAAACATTTTCCGGCACTTCAATAGCATCAGGAGGCCATGCGCCTGAGACTGAATACCCGCTCTCTAAATCAGCGTCATAAAATAAATTACGCAATGGACTATAAATATATTTAGGCATTATCAGTACCCCATCATCCAGTAAGTTGCTGTCTGTAATCGTGTCGGCACATGCGGGTAAGCGGCATTCGAAACGTCGCGGAAAGTTGCTGTAAATCCTGTTACGTCACGAGGCCCAAATGAGGCGCTAAATCCTCCATTTGTAGTATCTAATCCGGTAAGAAGACCGCCAAGAATGCCGCCGGGGAAAACAATTGGATAGGTTGTAGCACCTGTTACTCCGGTTCCTCCATTTGAGACCGTCCCCCATTGCAGGATTACTGTTCTTATGGTGTTGCCATCTTTCATCGGAAATTTTAAATACCCTGCATCCGCAACAGACCCCGTTATTCCATTGCGTTCTGCCGCTGCTCCCAAACCAAGATTTTTGAGAGCCTCATCAACGAGCCCCGCCGATTGCAGCTCTTTTAAGGCTTTGCTAGTTAGCAGATATTGAACGTGAGGGTTTGCTGATGAAAGGTGTTGTTTCACCAGCTCGTCGGAATAGGCTTTTACCTCGATAACTTTATCGTCGACATATTTACGCGTCGCCAGCACCACCGACGGGTCGATTTTCAGCGTTACCGCCGCCGTTGACGAAACAATCAGCGCCATACGAATCGTCTGCGTGCGGCCACTGCCTTCCTGTAACAACGGCTTGTACGTTTCCGGGCAGTTGGCGATGGCAATCAACACGCCATCGTCATCAAAAAGCCCCATTTCGCGGATCCAGTAACCCCCTTCGTTTTCCGGGATCACCTGTTCGGCAATGATCTGATTTGTGTTGGCCGTATCGACAGTGAGCGTGTTCACCGCACCGATGCGCTTCTGGTTGAGCAACTGGGTTTGTGTGGCGTCGGGCGTTGGCAGGGAACCATTGCCGTCGCCGACGGCCATTTGTGTGATATGGATTTGCGTGCCAAGCGCGGTGGCTGCTGCCAGCTTCGCTGCACCTTGATTGGTCAGAATGGCGTAATATTTCGCGGTCATGCGTTCACTCTCAGTTGTCGGAAACGTGGGCACTATTTTCCGGTGAGCGCATCGGGCAGGGCTATCGGTTGGGGTTGGTTTGCAGGCAGGACAACTGCAAATGAAAAAACGGGCCGTAGCCCGTCTGGTGTTATTGCGGCTGTTGCGGCCAGTTGATATTCGGTGCCGTTGCGGTATCCACCGCCTGGAGCAGCTTGATGTACTGCAACCAGGCAATCAGCCGGGCTTTATCGTCATCGCTGATGATGCCGAGCTGCAACTCGGTCTGCCACAGGCTGATGGTGTTTTTGGCTTCGTTGAGCAGTTGTGTTTTTTGGGCTTCTGCGATAGCAATCAGCGCAGCTTGATCGGTCACCCACTGGCTACCATCCCACTTGTCATAAGGCGTTGAAGGGGCAAGCGGTGTGACATCCGCAGGATAATTGCCTAATTCGGTAATTTCTCTTTTCTGCTTCGTATTGATGTCATACACCGTCTCGCCACGATGATCGGGAACGTACTCCCAGGCATCCAGCGCAACAGTGCGACAGATAGCGAAGCCCGCTTTACTCTCTCCCGGTTTTTCGATAGTGGAGAAACGAGGAATACCGAGACCAATAGCCAAATACTCTTCTGATGGCGCGAGATATTCACGGGTCGTTTCACGGTAATGATAGACGGTGATGTAACCTGCTTTGATTGCAATCAGGTTGTCGTTCAGTACGGCTTGTTCCATTATGCTGCCCTCATGATGTAGTTAAACGCAATATTGCGTGGACGTGTTTCTGAAGCGACGCGTGCGCCGCCGCCGACACCATTCGTGGTCGACCAGGTTGAGTTATCGAGTGAAAAGAGTGAAGGTCCACCTCCTCGGTCAGTATCTACGAGCGGTAAAATGGTGAAGTAGTCATGGGTATGTTGTTGCACCGCATCGCTTTGCCATTGCCCTAATGCCCTGTTTGCATCCACGTTGCGTCCGTTATCCCAGCCGCGAATAAACTCACCACGAAGATCGGGTAGACTCCCCGTGGGAAAAAGCGATGCCAGAATTGGGTATTTTGTTTTGTCAAATGCGGAGCCATTACAGTTGAACCAGCCAGTTGGCGGGGTCGCGGCTGGATAAGGAATCGGCACGCCGACAGGAAGGTAGTTATTGATATCCGAGACTGCGAGATATTGTGGATGCGGGTTTGCGGCAGCCAGATGAGCGGCAAGAAGAGTATCGGCATAGCCTTTCACCTCTCTCGCTTTATCATCCGCATACTGGCGCGTGGCCAGCACCACCGATGGGTCAATTTTCAGCGTCACGGCTGCCGTTGATGAAACAATCAGCGCCATGCGAATCGTCTGTGTGCGTCCGCTGCCTTCCTGCAACAACGGTTTATAGGTTTCCGGGCAGTTGGCGATGGCAATCAGCACGCCGTCATCGTCGTAAAGGCCAATTTCACGGATCCAGAACCCGCCTTCGTTTTCCGGGATCACCTGTTCGGCAATGATCTGATTGGTGTTATTCGGATCAACGGAGAGGCGGTTCAGCAGGGCAATTCGCTTCTGGTTAATCAGCTGAGTTTGCGCCGCATCGGGCGTGGGCAGTATGCCATTGGCATCGCCGAGCGCCATCTGCGTAAGGTTAAGCTTTGTGCCAAGCGACGCGGCGTTCGCCAGCTTCGCGGCCCCCTGATTGGTCAGAATGGCAAAGAATTTTGCAGTCATGCGTTAACTCTCAGGTTGTTGGGTGATGAATCAGTGCAGAAGTCATTTTCCGTTCAGCGACAGGCGAACGCTATCAGGCGGGGTTGGCTGCCCGCTGGCACAACGAGGCGGGTAAAAAAAAACGGGCCGCAGCCCGTTTTGTCTGATGTGGCGTGGTTAAGAGATGATGACATCATCAATCAGGTGAACCGCTGAAGCAGGGTAATACTCACCGCCGACCGTGATCTCTTCCGGTGTGTAGGGGTAGACGGTCAGCTCTTCGCCCAGGTAGCAACCGGCGCCGACATAAAACTCTCCGTTGCTGCTCAGGCTGATGTTTAGCCCGGTCAGGTGGCGACTCGCCGGTTTGGCATCATTAATCAGCCGCTCCAGTTCGAGGTACATCTCTTCGGTAATGCCGTTCTCCTGCACGCCAATCACCAGTTTAAAGGTGCCCGGTTCGGCGTTGTCCTCCCACCATTCGCGCAGCTCAATCAGAAAACCGAGCGGCTCAACCACCCGGCGCAGCGCGCTGCGCGTACCTTTGTGCTGATGAACGAAGAATGAAGCGGTAATCACTTTGCGCTTGGTCGCTTCGGGCCAGTTAAAATCCCAGCGGTCGACGGAGAGCGCCCAGGCCAGATAAGGCAGCAGCTCCGCCGGGCACGTTTGTGGATCCCACAACGTGCGCAGCGGCACCGGCACGCGCTCAATGTCTGCCGCCGCTTTTGCCGCTGCCACCTCAAGAACGGATGAGCCAACAGGCAACAGACGGTCATCACTCATCAGTGCCTCCGGCGGTAATGCTCCAGGCTGTGCAGTAAGAGGCCTGATTTTTTGCCAGCACCAGATCGCTTTGCGGTGTGCTCAGTTCTACCCGCTGTACGCCTTCGACATGCAGCGCGGCGTAAATCGCCGACTGGCGGATATCGCGCCCTAAACGCCGTTGCGCGTTGATATAGGCTTTTAGCTGCTGTTCAGCCACCTGGCGAATCGGTTCCGATTCCGGCCCTGGGTAGAAGTAGAGCGTGGCATTAATCTGGTAGGGCACAATCTCCGCGCTTTGCACCGTCACGCGGTCGCCCACCGGGCGCACATCTTCGGCGTTTAGTGCTTTATTCACGATGGCGATCAGTTCATCGCTGGCACTGCCATCTCCCTCGCGGGACAGCACGGAAATGGTGATATACGCCGGGTTCGGGCTGATGACCGAGATATCGGCAACGCGTCCATCGGCGCTACGACCATGGTACTCGTAAGCGCCTTCCGGCCCGGCGACGCTAAGCCCTTCAAACGCTTGTTGCGCGCGAAGACGCAGATCTTTATCAGACTCCATCACCGCTGGTGTTGGTGGAATGGTGCTGTCGTCGGCGGGCGAAATCACCAGCCGTGCTGTGTTGCTGTTGGCGGCCATTACATCCAAATCGTTGCCGGCGGCGTAAGCCAACATCACCGCGCGGGCCGCTTCGTTAACGCGGCTGCGCCACATCACTTCACGGTAGGCGTTCTCTTGCAAAAACTTGGTCAGCGGTTCGGACTCCAGCGCCAGCGTGCGCGCCAGTGCTTCTTGTTCATCGGCGGGAAGCAGGGAAATCAGCGTCGCTTTGCGGTCGTTGAGGATAGCCTCATAATCAAGCTCCTCGACCACATCCGGCGCCGGCAGTTGGCTCAGATCGATAATCGGCATGGTTTTAACTCACTGGAAGGGTTAACGAAAGGGATTCGCCGGTGCTGGCGAGTTGCGCGGTCAGGTTGACCAGCAATTTGCCGTCGAACTGGCGCTCGGTGGTGACCGCGCTTAGCGTGATGCGCGGCTCCCATTTCAACAGCGCCATGTAACAGGCGGCCTGGATTTGCAGCGTCAGCGCCGGGGTTTGCGGCTGGTCGATCATCTCAAACAGCAACGAGCCGTAATCGCGGCGCATTACTCTGGAGCCTATCGGCGTGCGCAAAATATCGCTGATGCTCTGGCGGATGTGCTCGGTGTCGGTAAGACGCTTGCCGGTGCTGCGGTTTAACCCGCTGTAACGAACTGTCATAAAGGCGCTCCTGTTGTGCCGCCGCTGTCGCCGGGGTGTTTATGGGTATGCAACACTTTGCCGTTGGAGGTCAGTGAACCGCCGCTGTGCTCGATGTTGCCGCTCATCGTGCCGCCTTTTTGCACCTCCAGCGTGCCGGTGATGAGCTTGTTGGTGCAGACCACTTCCGGCGTATCCAGCGTGATGCGGGTAGTGGCGGTCACCCGCACGTCCGGCACGGTGGCGGTTAGGGATTGCGAGGCGCTGATGGTGGCGGTTTTAATGCCGCTCACCGTTAACGCGCTGGTTTTCGGTTCATATTCGACGACAGCGCCATCGGGAAAGGCGACATGCAAGGCGTCGGCGGATGCCGAAGGGGCCGGATTGTCATCGGAGAAGATCCCCGGCAGCACGAACGCGGTGTCGAGTTCGCCGCCGACCGCCAGCAGCAAAACCTGTTCGCCAACGGAGGGTGCCCACCAGCTCCGTGAATGTCCGGCGCGGTGCGTTAACCATTGCAACCATTGTGTTACGAGGCCACCGGTCTGCACCCGGCAGCGCCCGCTGTTCAGATCGATATCAACGATTATCCCGGTGCGGATCATATTGCGCAGCAAACGGGCCAGTTCCTGAAGCGAGAGTTGTCTATTCATAACGGAAATCATCCTATGCGTGACGGGCGTTGAGAAACGGACAAGGCTGTCCGGTTTTTGACACAACGCAGGGCGATTCAGGCAGGCCAGCGGCTCACCAGCTCACCGTTGATATAAAGCTCGGTCGGGCGAGTCACAAACGCGGGTGGCAGCGGTTCCGGCAGCGTTTCAGCATTCAGCGTACCGTCAATTTCCGTCACTCTGGTGCGCTCAGTTAGTTGCAGCACCATTGTCAGATCCTGCGTGCTATCGGTATTCGCTACCAGCGACCAACTGAAGCTGCCTTTGCGACCGGCTTCGGTGGTGAGGATGTCGGGCTGGTTATCACGTAGCCATGCCATCACCGGCACAAACAGCGCATCGATATCACCGGCAAAACCGCTGACGGCGACATTGAGGCTGAACTGTTTTTCAAATGACAGAGAGCTGGCGAGGGTGGCGGTATTACTGCCTTTGTCCACCCACAGGCGCAGCATTGAGGGGTTATCGCGCAGCGCCGGAACGGCGTCAGTCAGCGCGGTGCGCAGCGTATTGGGTTTTAGCATTGATCTCATCCTGGCAATGTTTAAGGGTTTCGACCTGGAGCGCACACTGTTCCAGTGCGAGCTCCAGCCGGCGGATATCGGCGCTCAAATCGCCGTTAGTTTGCGGAGTACTTCCCGGCATCGGACACAGGCTGACCAGCGGGCAACTGTTGTAAACAGTGACCGGCGGAAGGGCAGGCGGGGCGCTGGTGCACCCGGCGCACAGCATCAGGTAACTCAGCGCTGTACCAGCGGCGAAACGCGTCATTTTCATTGAGTAACCTCGTAATAGATTGTTCGCGCCGCACCGCTTGCGTGCTGGCGGCATCCAGTTGTAAACGCAGTGCGACCTGCGCCTGCTGGTTTTTATCTGCCAGCGTTGTGGCGGCGCTCAGTTGCGCTTTTAGCTGCGTAATGGCGCTGTTTTGCTCACGCGTAAGCTGGCGGGATTGCGCCAGCGAGGCGCTCAGCGAGTGGTTTTGCTGCACCAGCCATAACAGGCCGAGCGAGGCTATCAGCAGGGCAATGAGGCGAACATTCATTGCGCCCCCTGCAGGCACCAGCCGCGTTCGCGCTGGCGGCGGTTTTCCAGCCCGGCGTTACGCACGCCCTTGATAAACACCCAGCGCGGCAGCTGATCGCAGGCCTGTTGCCACTGTTTTTTGTTGAGAAAATAAACCAGCGTTGAGCGGCAAGCCGCGCCGCTGCCAACGTTAAAGGTGAAGCTGACCACCGCGTCATACACCTGCGGCGGCATCGTTACCGGTGCGCACTGTGCCAGCCTGCTCTCAACCTGTAATACGTCGGCGACAAGGTTGCTCGCCGCCTCTTTTTCACTGATATCGCGCGTTGGTATAACGCCCGCAGTGTGGCCAATGCCGGATGTCCAGACTCCGGCGCTGCACTGGTAGGGGCGCAGGCGGCAACCTTCAAGATTGGCAATCAGCGCCAGCCCCTGCGGCGAGGTTTTCAGTAAGCGGAAATCTGGCAATAACACCGCCAGCGCCAACACCGCCGCCGCGCTACAGCGTTTTACGGGTAATCCCATTCATCACCTCCTGGGTTGACGCGCAGGTCTGGAGGAACAGATAGCTTTTGCGGCGGTAGTACCAGTTCACCGCCACGGTAACGGCAACGCCCAGCGCGCCAAAATAGGCGGCGAAGTCTTGCGGGGTCATGGCGCCAAAAAAGGTCAGCGCCACGCTTATCCAGTACGCCAGCGATGAGGTGACTTTTTCGATGGTCAGCCCCATAGATTCACCGTCTCTTTGATAGTTTGCGTCTGTACTTCCGGCAGGTTGACCGTGGTGCCATAAGGCAAAATAACGCCCAGATCGGCGAGCCCTGGGTTGGCGGCGAGCACCGTTTCGACCACTGATGCGGTACGCCCGTAATAACGCAGGCAAAGGAGGTCGAGGGTATCGCCTTGTTGTGTTTTCACATTCATCGTTCGCGTCTCTTTCCATCAGGAAGGTTTTTCCCCATGGTTAAGTTTCCTGACCACAGGCGATGGACGCTATCTTTCGGGGCTGGTTAAGCGCTGGCACAACAGGTGTGCGCAGGGAGAAAAGCAAAGCACAAATGCACCAGGCAGCACTGCCGCTGGCGCATCAAGGGAAGGGCAGCGCTAACTGCCGGGAGGGGATGTGGTGGGGCGCTATTCGGCCTGGTAGAAAATGTTTTCATCCTCGTCGGTGGTGTTTTCGCTGTTGGCCAGGTCCGCAATCAGACTCAGCGCCAGTTTCAGATCGGACGGTTTGCAGTTAGCCAGCAAAGACACCTCGGCAATGAATTGCACGCATGCCCATTTGTGCTGAGTCTGATTTAGTCGCTCAGAGACCATGAATCCCTCTCATGAATTTCTTGTACTGTATGTTTATACAGTATCATAGGCCGATTATTAATGGGAAGCGATAATTATTTCTTTCCATCTCTATGTTGCTGATAAAGAAAACCATTGTGGCTTTCTGGTAGCGCCTCAAACCCAGTGTTTCCAGCTATTTCCCTGATATTTCTGCCAGTACAGATAGCGCTTTTTGGCGTGTGTTTGCGCGCCTGCAGAATATCGCTGCGCAGCCAGGCGGTAAGTTGCCGACGTTGGCGCCTGTTTAACAGCTTACCCGGCTCGAAGTGCGTACAGTTATTGACAGAACTCCAAGAAAGGGCGGTGTTCGGCACGTTTTCCTGCGCACGCTTCGGCACGATCTTCCACTTTTTCAGCCGCGTCAGCAGCGGCGAACCGCTCCCAACCGCGTTGTCATACACTCCGCGTACGCGCAGCGTCTCTTCGCCATACTGATTCATATCGCCGTCTGCTTCATAAAGGGTGCGCACCTGCACCTCATCGCGTTTAACGAACGGCCCACCTTGCGCGTTGACATAACCTGCCCAGTCGCCGCAATCGGCGGCTTCATGCACCTGTGCAAATTCCACGCTTAATCCGCGTGCGGCATCGTTATCGGTCAGTTTGCGTAGCTCGCGATAAACGGTGACCGGCGCGCCGCCAATAAACTGAAACTGGCGGATACGCCAGCGCGTGGCCCATGCACAGACCGCGCAGGCGCTCTCTTTTAGCAATGCGCCGCTCTCAACGTCGGTTTCGCCATCCAGTGCATAACCGTCGATATTTTTAGCGATATATTTCGCCAGATAACCCGTCGCGCTGCCTTTTAACGCATCGATAGTTTCGGCGTGAAAGCGTGCCTGTTGCGCTTTCGCACTGCTCAGCTCGTGGTGGTCTTGCTGGCAGGCGAAATCACGCACGATCTCGCGCACGCGGGAAACCTCCTGCGGCTGCATAAACAGCAGCAGGTGCCAGTGCGGAGTGCCGTCGTGATGGGGCTCCGCCACGCGAATGCCGAAAACGCGCAATCCGTTGCGGTGCAGCTTCGCGCGGATTCGCGCCCACAGACCGGTGAAATAGCTCTGGGTTTGCGCCGGGCTGGCGCCGTTCCATTTCCGGTTGCGGTAGCCCGCGCGCGTCGTCGCGTGCCAGGCCGAAGGCGCTGTCAAAGTGTAAAACTCGCCTACGTAGCCGAGGTTTTGGCAGAGGGTTTCGAAACCGCGAAGGCGCGTCATTAGCTCACAGCGTCGGATCGCCGGGTTGGCGACTGAACCGTCGTGTTTATCGATAAGGCTAATGCGATTTCCCTCTTCATCTTCCAGCTCCATGCTTTTGAGAAACTCACGGTTGCGCCGTTTTTGCTCGCGCCAGGCGGCGACGCACTGCGCGCTGGCGTAGGGCTGCTTTTTCTTGCTGACATTGCCAAGTGCAATATGCAAATGCTCGCGCCACTGCGCGGCGGCTTTGCGCAGATGTCCGCGCCACCACTGTTCGCTGAACAGGCGCATGATTGCCGGAGCGATATCTTCCGCTCTGACGACTTTTTGCGTTACGCGCTGCCAGTGCGGCGGGGTAACGTTAAATTGCAAGGCGATGGTGCCTGCGTGCAGATACCAGCGATGCAGCGTTTTCAGCTCCGTTGCGCTTGTGTCGTCGTGTTCTGCCAATTCGCCGCGAATAAAGTTGGCGATGTCTGCCGCCAGCCTGTCGACAGGGGCTTTGTTCATATCCGGCAATTGGTTATAGCGGCTAAACAGCGAGACTAAGCGGTGCGCCAGCCCCTGCTGAATAACCGTGTCGAAATGACCATTGAACACCGCTTTGGAGACGCGCGGCTGTAAATGGCTCAGTTGATAGTGCTGTGCCACCGCGTTGATCCTCGGCAGCATACGGCGGTAAAAATGCAGCAGAAAAGCCTCAGCACGCGCCATGCCGTGCTCTTTTTCTATCGTATCCGCTGCACGGGTGAACGAAATACGCACGCACTCCGGCTGTAGCGCCAGCGCCTGACGCGCCTGCAACACCGCCGCAATATGACGATTGCGGCGGTGCAGCTCAGCATGAGTGAGCAAGGGGCTGGAGATAGCTGAACGCGGCGCATTCCACGGATAAGCCCAGGTGACGGACACTTAGCATCTCCTGTAGTGCTTGTCTTTCTGTTCGGCAATCTGCTGGCAACAAACGCAACAGGTTACGCCGGGCAGCGCCATGCGCCGCGCTTGTGGAATTGGCGCATCGCAGCTTTCACACGTCAGCCTTGAGGGGGCTAACAAGCGATTACGCGCATGCTGAATATGTCGTTCGCGCTCTTCTATCTCGCGTTGCTGGGCGAGATCCATTTCGTCGGCCATTAGTGCAACTCCTGCGCCTGGTTGTCGATGTGGCTGGCTTCCTGGCGCAACAATTCAGCGGCATCGTGCCATTCAAGGCGTTGCGAGGTGATGAATGCGGCCAGTGCGTCCAGACGGGCAGAGATAACGCCGGCGCAGCGCAGACGCTCATTGTTGCGCGCTTGTGCCAGCTGAAGCGCGAGAGCTTCTGGACTGTGGTTCGGCGAGTTGAGTGGCTGTTTTCTCATTGTGTTTCTCCTTAATTTGGGCAAAGGGATGCCCGACGGGTTGACGTCATGGTTGTGGATTTAGGGTTTACAGCGGCATGGTGAGCCGTTTCGGAAACTGGCTTACTACCGCGCGGAAATGGTTCATGGCGGCGATCACCGCCCGTTTCTCATCACGCGTTAATGCATGCGGGTTGAGCGCCTGGCGCGCGGCAGGCACTCTGGCGAGAAAGAAAATTGCCGCCAGCGCCCGGTTATTCTCTTCTGCGTGTTCATCGCGCTGGTCACGCAGATCGTCGATAAAGCGTGCCACGTCGCTCCAGTTATCGCCCCATAAGCGCCCGCGAAGTTCGGCGATATGGTTCAACCCGCTTAGCCGCTCTGACGTGTTAAGCGGAACATGCACGACAGGGGATGTGATAGCCATAAACCCTCCTGTGATAGTGTTGGCTTGCAAAAGCAAAATCATCATGACGGCATGCTGAAAGTGTGTTTAACGCCGTGGCAGCACTTTTCCTGGTGAGTAAAGGCGAAGCGCAGGGTGCTGGCATTCATCTGCACATCGCGACATTTTGCGGTGTCGTGGGTGTCAGACTCGTTGTCGATAAGTCGGCTCAGCGATATGTACTTAGCGTATTGCTGATCCCGCTGACATTCGCTCTGGCTATGGATTGCCGCGGGTACTTTTTCACTCATTAGTGGAAGTATCGATACGCGAATCGATGCATACGGCACCGGAAAGAGGGTTAGCAACCATGTCTTTGTCCGGCTGTGCGAAAAACGCCTGGATTGCATTTGAAAGCCGGATAATGGATGCGACGGCGTTGATTTTGCATCTGACATATCGCATTATCTCCTGTTGTTTAAAATGTACTGCGAAGCTGTGCTTTTTGGTCGATGCATAGCAATATAAATCGCAAATGCGATTGTGTAAATCACTTTTTCGATGTTGGTGTCCATGAGTGAAAACAAGATGAGTGTTCAGGATGTGATTGAGCGCATTGCCGCGTCCTATTCCGTCTCCAGCCAGAAGGCGCTCGCGGAGGCGCTGGATGTGCCGGCGAACAATATCAGCAGCTGGATCCAGCGCGATAGCGTGCCGTATAAAGCGGTGGTCAAATGCGCACTCGACACTGGCGCAGACCTGCACTGGCTGGTGAATGGTGAATTTGCAAATGCGAAATTAACCGATAAGCCAGTGCCGAAAGGCAAAGCGCTGTACGACGAAATTTTGTCGACCGGCGGGCGTCCGGTGCTGCGCCGTATCCTTGATGCGTACGGGTTCGAGATGCAAAAAGAGCTGGGGGATTTACTGGATATCTCTTCCGGCACCATCAGCACCTGGGTGCGACGTGAGTTTTTCCCTGGCGATGTGGTGGTGACTTGCGCACTGGATACCGGCGTCTCTTTAGGCTGGCTGGCCACGGGCAAAGGCGAAATGTACCCCGCAGCGGCGGACACAGTGCATAATGACGCGGCGCTGAGCATTCCGAAATTTCGCCATGAATCTGGCGAGCTAAAAGAAGCGGGAGTCTGGTCGCTGGATCGCAGCCTCGCACCATCTTCCACCGACGGCCTGAATTTTATTGAAGGGCTGAATGCGGGCTGGCTGGTGGATACTCGCGCGCAAAAAATTGGCAACGGCCGCTGGTTTATCAGTATTGACGATACGCTGGATGTGTTTGATGTGGTGCGTCTGCCGGGCGGCAAAGTGCGCCTCACCAACGGTGCGGTGGATTTTGAGTGTGCGGTGGCGGAGATCATGCCCTATGGCGTGGTGGTCTTCACACTGGAAAAACATGTCTGA